TGTACAAGCTTTAACAGAAGTTCCAACACCTGGAGTAGGAGGAAATGGTAATGTAGGAGTTCCATCAATTATAGCAACAGTTACACAAATAAAATAATAAATGACAACACATGTTTTAACTCAAGAGGAACTTACTCAAGTTCAAGGTTTACAATCTAAAAGAGATCAACTAACAATTGATTTTGGTTACATTGAATTTAGAATTCAAGAATTAGAATTACAAAAAGAATCCCTTATTGAACAACTTAGTCAACTAAAATCTCAAGAAATTAAAGTTGGTCAAGAATTTCAACAAAAATATGGTGAGGGAAGTATCGATATAGCCAAAGGAGAATTCACCACTTCTAATTAATTTTGACTTTTTCTGTAATATTTATTACGGAATAAAATCAAAATAATTTTAGAAACATGGCATCAACACTAATATCACCTGGCGTACTCGCTTTAGAAAACGACAACTCCTTTATTACGCAACAACCTATTACTGTAGGAGCTGCTATTATTGGTCCTACCGTTTATGGTCCCGCAGAAGTTCCAACAATTGTTACTTCATATAGCGACTACCAAAACAAATTTGGTACTACTTTTTTAAGTGGTAGTAACGTTTACACGTATTTTACCTCAATTGCTGCTTTTAACTATTTTAACAATGGTGGTGAAAGTTTATTAGTAGCTAGAGTAGTAACTGGTAGTTTTACTTCAGCAACAACAGCAACAGGTTCAGTAACAGGAGCTAATGGAGGTGGAGTATCAATTCTTAATACTACGGGTTCCGAAGCCTTAACTTTAAATACTATATCTCAAGGTATTATAATGAACAGTTCAGGTACACTAGACTCTAGTGGTTCCTTATCTGCCTCGGGTTCAGCAAATAATATTAGATGGCAAATCACCAACAATGATTCAGGATCTGGTACTTTTGCTTTATTAATTCGTCAAGGAGATGATAATACTAATAATCCTGTTGTGTTAGAAACTTGGACTAACTTATCAATGGATCCAACAGCTCCAAATTATGTAGCTAGAGTGATTGGTAACCAATATAAATCATTCTCTATAGATGGTGATGGCGGTTCACAAATTATAACAAATGGAGATTACCCAAATAATTCTAAATATGTTTATATAAAAACAGTTAATACTCCTACTCCACTATATTTTGATAATAATGGTAATCCAAAAGTACAATACACTGGTTTACTTCCTGCTAATGCAAGTGGTTCATTTATTGGTGCTACAGGAACTTTATTTGTAGGAGGTAATGCTGCTTATTATAATAACATTACTTCAAGCGTAACTAATATTCAAGGAATATCTGCTAGTGCTTATAACAATATGATTAGTTTATTAGCTAATCAAGATGATTATAAATTTAATATATTATTAACCCCTGGTTTATGTGCTTCTGAAGCTAATTTAGGTGCATCTCAAGTAACAACTATTATTAATAATACTCAAAACAGAGGAGACAATATTTACATTTCAGATTTAGTACCTTTTAGTTCAAGTATTAATGCTGTAACTAGTACAGCAAATTCAAAGAATACTTCATACGCTGCTTCTTACTGGCCATGGGTTCAAACAATCGATCCAGACTCAGCTAACTTAGTATGGGTACCAGCTTCAACATTAGTAGCAGGTGTTTATGCTTACAACGATAACGTATCTGAACCTTGGTTTGCACCAGCAGGTATTAACAGAGGTGGATTAGGTACAGTAGTTAGAGCTGAAAAGAAATTAACTCAATCAAACCGTGATACTTTATACACAAATAAAGTTAATCCAATCGCTACTTTCCCTGGAACAGGAGTTGTAGTTTACGGACAAAAAACTTTACAAACTAAAGCAAGTGCTTTAGATCGTGTAAATGTTCGTCGTTTGTTAATTTCTCTTAAATCTTATATTTCTCAAGTAGCAAATAACTTAGTATTCGAACAAAATACAATTGCAACTCGTACAAGTTTCTTGAACCAAGTTAATCCATACTTAGAATCAGTACAACAAAGACAAGGTTTGTATGCTTTTAAAGTAGTGATGGATTCAAGTAACAATACTCCTGATGTAATTGATAGAAACCAATTAGTAGGACAAATTTACTTACAACCAACTAAGACTGCTGAATTCATTTACTTGGACTTCAACATCTTACCAACTGGAGCAACTTTCCCTGGTTAATTTTTTTAAAAAAATAATATTTATAACAAAACAAATAAATAAATAAAATGGCAGTATTAGATCCAAACGAAATATTTTTCACAGCCTTTGAACCAAAACAGGCCAACCGATTCATTATGTATATTGACGGTATACCAGCGTATGAGATTAAAGGTGTTAGTGCAGTCACGTTAACCCAAGGTACTGTACCTTTAAACCATATTAACGTACAACGTTTTGTGAAAGGTAAAACTACATGGAGTCCTATTACCTTTACATTATTTGATCCTATCACTCCTTCTGGAGCTCAGGCAGTAATGGAATGGGTACGTTTACACCACGAATCAGTAACAGGTCGTGATGGTTATAGCGATTTCTATAAGAAAGATTTAACATTTGACGTATTAGGACCAGTAGGTGATATTGTTTCAGAATGGATTATCAAAGGTGCGTTAATTACATCCGCTAACTTTGGTGAATATAGTTGGGATACAGAAAACACAGCTGTAAACTTAACTATGGAAGTACAACCAGATTACTGTGTATTGAATTTCTAATTAAAATTAAAAGTAAATCAAAGAAAGCTCGCATTTTTTGCGAGCTTCTTTTTTTATTATATATTTATATAGGACAATAAAGTTATAACAAATAAAAATTATGGAAGAAAATAAATTTAAATTACCTACCGAAATGGTAGAATTACCTTCAAAAGGTTTATTGTATCCGGAAGGAAACCCTCTTCGTGAAGGCAAGATTGAAATGAAATATATGACCGCTAAGGAAGAAGATATTTTAACAAATCAAAATTACATCAAACAAGGACTTGTAGTTGATAAATTGTTACAATCATTGATTGTAACTAAAATCAATTATAATGATTTGTTGATTGGTGATAAAAATGCTATTATGTTAGCGGCTCGTGTTTTATCTTATGGAGCTAGTTATGAATTTGAGTATGATGGTATTAAACAGGAAGTAGATTTAAGTTCCATTGAACCAAAACCATTACATCCAGAAGTATTAAATTCAACATCAAATGTATTTAGTTTTGTTCTTCCTTATTCAAATAACACTTTAACTTTTAAATTACTTACTCACGGTGATGAAGTTAAAATTGAGGGTGAATCAAAAGGACTTAAAAAACTAAATAAAGAAACTACTAGTGATGTTACTGTAAGATTGAGTCATATGTTATTAAGTGTTAATGGATCATCAGAAAATAAAGATATTAGAGATTTTGTTAATAATTATTTTTTAGCTAAAGATGCTAGAGCATTTCGTCAATACTATAGTGAATTAAGTCCTGACGTAGATATGAAAGTAACATTACGTACCTCAGAAGGCGGTGAGGAGGACGTTGATTTACCAATTGGGATTAACTTTTTTTGGCCTGACGCCTGAGTATAGATTAAGTGTATTTAATCAAATACACGAAATTGTATTTAATGGGAATGGAGGATATGATTGGAGTACTATTTATAATATGCCTATTTGGTTAAGAAATTTTACATATAATAAATTAAGGGAACATTACGAAAATAAAAATCCACAAAAAGATGTAGTTGAAGAATCAATTAAAAACTTAAAATCAGAAAAAAATAATAATCTTATAACACCCCCATCTTATATTACAAAGGCATCTAAAAAATGATGCCTTTTAATATTTATAATAAACAATTTTTTCTATGGCAAAAAAAGTAGGAGATATAGACGAAAAAATAATTAAAAAAATACGAGAAGACTCTATAGGATTACTTAATGACTTAGATTCTATTGGAAAAAGTATTAGTTCTTCTTTAAGAGAAGTTAGCAGAGCAACTGGTGAAAGTACAGAAGCATATAAAGAAAGTTTTAATGCTGCTAAAGCTTTAGGAGATGCTATTGCTAAAACAGACTCAAAAACATTAGCTTCTAAAAAACAACAAGCTGCTTTTGAAGATAAAGTTCGTAAAGCCCAAGAAGAAGCTATTAAATTAGAAGCCAAAGCCGCTAGATTAAGAACAGAAACAGTTAATCTATCAGCAAAACAAGCTAGAGAGGCGTATCGTGTAGCTAGATATTATGAAGACGGTGCTGAAAAATTACGTGAACAGGCTAAACAAGCTGGAAAAATAACAGACCAGTTTGAAAAATTAAATGAACAAACTAAAGTTTTTGATGATGTAGCAGAATTTTTTCATGAAATACCAGGTCTTAGTAAAGTATTTGGTGAATTTCAAAAAGCATCAGACGCTGCTCGAGAAGCAGCATCCGAAGGTGGAAATTCTTTTGTTGCTGGTGCTAAACAATTAGGAGGAGCATTTACAAAATTATCATCTGCTTTTACTTTAGGTTTACTAGTTGAAGGTTTAGGTGAAGCGGATAAAAGAATGGTTTCTTTAGGTAGAAACTTAAATAAATCCGCAGACGAGAGTGAAAGATTAATGAAAGGTTTCAATGCTGCTGCTCGTGGTATGGAAGGCCTTACAGGAGGTGAACTTCAGGCAGCTGCTGAAAGTTTAGCTACTTCTTTAGGTACCACTGCTGTAGCTAGCATGGATACAACTAAAGAATTAGCAGCCCAAGTAAAATTTATGGGATTGTCCGCTGATGAAGCTAATGATTTAGAAAAATACTCAGCAGCAACAGGACAAAACATTAAAGATACAGGAAATGCTATTAGAGGAGAAGTTATGTTAAGTAACTATCGTAATAAAACAGCAATTTCTTATCAAGCTATTACTAAAGATGTATCAAAGGCAAGTGCTGCTATAAAATTATCAACAGCTGGAATTGGAGGAAATCTTACTCAAGCAGCTATTGCTTCTAAAAAATTAGGTTTAGATTTAGCAGGAGTAGACAAAATTGCTGGTTCATTATTAAATTTTGAAGAATCAATTTCAGCTGAAATGGAAGCTGAATTGCTTACTGGTCAAGATTTAAATTTAGAAGATGCTAGACGATTAGCTTTAAATAATGATTTAGCAGGTGTTGCTAATGAAATTGGAAAACAAGGAATAACATCAGAAAAATTCAGTCGAATGAATCGTATTCAACAAGAAGCTACAGCAAAAGCTTTAGGTATGAGTAGAGATGAAATGGCTGAAATGTTCCAAGAACAAAAAGCATTAGCAGCTTATAGTGCTAAAGATAAAACAGACTTAGAAGAATCAGTAAAAAAAGAATTAGAACAAGTTGATGTTTTAAAGAAACAAGGTAAATTAGAAGAAGCTAAAAATTTAGAAAGAGAAATTTCTAAAAAATTAGGAAATGAGGAATTAGAAAGACAATTAAAAAACCAAACCATAGCAGAAAAACAAAAAGAAGCTACAGAAATGATGGCTGAGTCTATGGATAAACTGGTAGGATTAATAAAACCAATTTCTGATGCTTTTAGTTTTATAGCTCATAATGCTGAAACTATAGTTAAAGCTTTACTTTTACTTACTGGAGGTAGCATGATTGCTAAATTTGGTAAATTAACAGGTGCTTTTAAAGGATTAGGAGGGATGATGGGTCAAGTAGCTTCGGCTGCTACTGGAGCAGCAGCTGCTGCTGGTGGTGGAGCAGGAGCGGCAGCAGGAGCAGCAGCAGGTGGTGCGGCAAGTGCTGGGGGACAAGCAGCAGCTGCTGTTACTAAAGGTGGTGGTGGTTTTTTCTCTAATTTGTTTAAAGGAGCTAAAGGATTATTAGGAAAATTAAATCCATTAACAGCAATTAAAGGAGCAGTAAAATCAGCAGGTGGTATTGGTGGATTCTTTAAAACAGCACTTAAAAAAGTTCCTTTATTAAATACAATGTTAACTGGTTTTTTTGCTTACAATGATATTAAAAGTTTAATTGAAAATCCTATAGGTGAAGATGGACAACCCTTATCTAAAGAAAAATTATCTGAAGAAGTAGGTAAAATAGTTGCTGGTGGTTTAGGTGGAATTTTAGGTGGTGCTGTAGGTACTGCTATTGGAGGACCATTAGGAACTGTAGTTGGAAGTATGGGAGGTGAATGGTTATTTAAAAACTTATTAGGCCTATTCCCAGAAGCAGCATCTGGATTAGGAGAAGCAATTATTCCTATGTTTGGTGCTAAAGAGAAAAAAATGGCAACAGGTGGTATAGTAACGGGTCCTACACGAGCATTAGTTGGTGAAGCAGGTCCAGAAGCTGTAGTACCTTTAACTAAATTCTATGAAAAAATGGATGAATTAATAAGCGTTATAAAACAAGGTGGAAACGTATACTTAGACGGAACTAAAGTAGGTACAGCAATGAACGTAAGCACTTACAGAGTTCAATAATTTTAATATTTATAACAAAACACAACTATGGGATTATTAGATAAATTACAAACCGCAGGATCAAATTATTCAGCTTATGATGGTAAGAATCCAACTAAATATGATGGTGTATCTCAATACCAAAAAGATTTAGCAACATCAAATTTAGACTTAGATGGTAAACAACCAAAAGTCTATGATAAAAAATCTAATTATGCTACTGATTTAGCTGTTTCTCAATTAGATTTAAATGGATTAGCACCTAAAGTAAACGGAAAATTACCTTATTTAGACAACTTACCTAAATAATAATGGGTTTAATTGACCTTAAAACGGATCTTAAGTCCCTAAGATATGGGAACGACAGGGTTTATGGAGGTAATAGTGGACAACCATATATTACTACTCCTATCCCTGATGAAATTTCTCCCTATATAGGAACAACAGATTTTTTATTAAGGGGAGGTATTAATGCTGCTAAAGATTCAGCAGAAGATATCAAGCGTTTAGGTAAAATGTTTGCTGATATTAAATCACCAAACGGATTACTTTTTATAGCTAAACAACAATTATTATCTCGTACATCAGTACGTACTCAAACTAGTGGTATTTTAAATGAAGGGAGTTATTCACCTTTAAATACATTAGCAGAAGCCGGATTGGTTGCTTTTGGAGGTCATTTAAATAAACAAGGTATTAATCCATTTGCTGACACAGGAGCTTATGCTAACAATGAAAATTTATATGGTGTTAAAGTAAAACCATCCCAACCCATAGCAGAAAATAGGTTAGCAGAATTATTGCGAGGTTCGTATAACGGAAGATCTATTGATTTTGATGGAAATAAAGTAGTTCTTAATAATGGAGCTAATGTAATGACTTATACAGGTGGTCCTGGTTCTAAATTAGGAATAGGAAACACAGGTATAAGATATTCTTCAATCTCACAAACCCCACTAACAAAATACCCTAATACAATAAACCCAACCCAATTATCCTCAGACACAGGACAAAACGATTGGACATATAGTTCTAAATTGATTGCTGAACAACCTAAAGCAATTGAGGGTAATGGTATTGCTACTCCTAAAATTCAAGATTTTAGAGCAGTATTAAGATCCAATTTACAAGGATCAGCTCAAAAAGCAGCAGATGCTTCTGGAGCTACTACTAAATCTCAAACATATAATCTTAATGGTGCTGCTAATTTTACTCAACGAGTAAACATTGGAGACCCAGGACAACGAGGAAATAACAATTACTCGGATTATGCTCTTGGTGTTTTAAATAAACAAGGAAAATCAACATATGGGAATATTCAAAACATCAAAGGTGTTGGAGATAGTTCCTTAAATCAATTTGGTTTAGATAAAATTAATTCTTTACCTATATATAGAAGTGATTTTGTAACCACAGATCCAGTAGTAAATGATTTTGTAAAATTTAGGATTGCTGTTATAGATAATAATAGTCCGGATTATAAAACATTTATGCATTTTAGAGCATTTTTAGGACCAATTTCCGATTCTTATTCTTCTACATGGAATGGATTTAATTATTTAGGAAGAGGTGAACAATTTTATACTTATGGTGGGTTTACTAGACAAATTTCATTATCTTGGACAGTTGCCGCTCAATCCAAAGAAGAGCTTATTCCAATGTATAAAAAATTAAATTATCTTGCTTCAACCTTAGCACCAGATTATAGTCCTAATGGATATATGAGAGGTAATTTAGTACAATTAACAATTGGAGGTTATTTGTATGAACAACCTGGTTTTATAACTGGTTTAACATATGAAATGGGTGAAGATAGTCCTTGGGAAATAGGAATTGGTTCAACAGACGGTTCACAAGATGGAACAGTTAAAGAACTTGCCCAAATTATTAGAGTTACAGGATTTACATTTACACCAATCCAGAAATTTATTCCAAGAAAACAAGAACTTACATTTAGTACTAATGCTGTTAATACAGATGGAGAAGATACAGGATTTGTTAAAACTTATGGAAACCAACAATTTATAGCTTTAGCAAATGGTCCTAATGCTGAAAACAATAATTACAATAATGATGATACTTCAGTAGCAGTAACTAATAAAATAGCACAAGATGCTGCTCGAGCAGCTTTAGCAGGAATAACTGGAAGAGGATTATAAAATGAATAGATATCAAAACATACCAAAAACAAAAATCAATGGAAAAGATGCTTACGTAACTTCTCGTTACCCAGAAGTTCCATTATCAGCAAATGATATTTATGTTTATACAACTCAAGGAGATAGATTTGATATTTTAGCTCAACAATACTATCAAAATAGTTCTTTATGGTGGGTAATTTCAATAGCTAATACAGGAAATGCGGGAGCAGGAACATTGGTAAGTTTACCACAAAATAGTTTAATCATTCCTGAAGGAATACAAATTAGAATCCCTTCAAATTATGCTAATATAATAAGAAATTTTAACGCAATAAACGCCTAATTATGTCAAATATAGTAGGAGAAGGTTTTGATGAAACTATAATCAAACAAATTGACCAACGTCAAAAAGTATATGGTTCTGTTAATAGAACTAATGAAGAATTATCCTATTTAGAGGCAAGAACAGGTTGGGTAAAATTAGTATCGTCTGTTGATTTAATAGATAATAACATCAGAGGTGGATTTGGTGTTGGTGGTTCTAGTTTAGCTTCCGAAAACATTTTATTTAATGGTACTACAAACGAATCACCTAAAAAAGGAAACCTAGAAACATATCAACGATACGGAGTATGGGACGGTTTAAATACTATTGATGGTAAAAACGTTCCTAATACTTCAAATTATTATGCTTATGGTATGGGTGGAACAGATTATGGTTTACGTCCTATGCCCGGTATTAAATCAGCAACTGTTAAAACAGAAACTCGTGGTTCATTAAAAACAGCAGAAGTAAGAATTCAAGCAAATAATAGACAACAATTTGATATTATTGATTTATTATATATGCGTCTAGGATTTTCTATGCTATTAGAATGGGGTAATAGTTCTTATTTTGATAATAATGGAACATATATAAGTGATAATCCTCATAGTTTAGCTGATGATTTTTTATTAGGTAAAATAAGTTATAAAGATTACAATCAAAAAATACAAGATAAAAGATTAGCATCTTGTGGTAATTATGATGCTCTTATAGGTAAAGTAGTTAATTTTTCTTGGAATTTTACTAAAGATTTAACCTATGAAATTAGTATAAAACTAATTAGTATGGGTGATGTAATTGAATCACTCAAAACTAATGCCCTTTTACCTGCAGGAAGTACAGCTAAAACAGAAACAACACCCGCTACTGCAGAAACAAAACCACCTGCACCTACAGCAGAATCTATAATTAAAGATTTTGCTAATGTTCATGAAATTGGTAAAATGTTTTATGAAAAACAACAACTTTTAGCACCTTTAGCTCCCGGTAAAGACGGACTTTCAACACTTACTGAATCTGATTTAGAATATAGTGGAAAAGATTCTGGTGATAGTGTTTCTTTCTTTAAACAAATTTATGAAGGAAAAAGTAATACTCAATATTATGTTAAATTTGGTTGGTTTTTAAAATGGATAGAAAAAAATATTATATATAATATAGATACTGGAGATGCTAATATTACTAGTCAAGTAAAGTTATTAAAAATAAATAATAAAGTAAAGGAAAATATAATTTACTTATTAGGAAGACAATTAAGTACTAATCCAGGTATATGTCTATTTAAAGTTCAATTTAATTTTGATAGTGGAAACTATACTGTGTTTGCTAATGATGCTGATGAATTTAATGTTTTTAAAGGAGGAAATCGTTATGGATACATAATGAATGCTTACTTTAATTTAACATGGATTCTTACAAACATGGATAGATTAAAAGACAAAACTACAGGTAAAGTTTCATTATTTGATTTATTATCTTGTTTGTGTGATGGGTGGAATGAAGCAACAGGTAATTTTAATAAATTAGCTCCTGTAGTAGATTCTGAAACTAATGAAATAAAAATTGTAGATGAAGTTGTTTTACCTAATAAAGATTCTTTTTTAGATGATTTAAAATTATCTACAAAACTAGCAAAATTTGATGTTCAAGGATATTACTTTGATAAAGATGGAACTTCAACAGGTGGATTTATAAGAGATTTAAATTTTACTACAACTGTTCCTGCTAATTTAGCAACTATGATTACTGTAGGTGCTACTCAAAATGGTTATGTTGTTGGACAAGATGCTACTGCTTTATCAAGAATGAATAATGGTTTAAAAGATAGATTTAAACCTGATATTACTACACCTGGAGAAAATAAAACAGAAGTTCCATCATCAAGTTCTCTTTTAAAAGAATATGCTGGTCCTATAGATGCATTTAATGTATTCTTACGTGATTTAGGTTCTTATAACGGTGTTACTCTTCCTAAATTAAATTGGGAAGCAATGCATACATTTCAAACCACAGCAGCTACTTTTTATGAATATGATCAAGCAAAACAAACACAAGCATCACAATTAGAAAAAGATGCTAGTGGTTCTTTAAAAAATAAAAACTCTGCATCCCCAAATGCTGGATTTTTACCTTTTGATTTATCCATAACAATGGATGGACTTTCAGGAATGAAAGTTTACCAAAAATATATTATTGATACTACTTATTTACCCTCAAACTACCCAAATTCATTAGAATTTATTATTAAAGGAATTTCTAATACTATTGAAGGTAATCAGTGGATTACTACTTTAGAGTCAATGGCTATTCCTAAAAATCCATATGGATCTTCAATCGGTGAAAGTGTTGTTTCTCAAGCATCTAGAAACGCAAGTAGAGGTACACAACCCTCAACCGGTACTACTTGGAATAATTTAAATCAAAACCAAAAGGCAAATGCTATTTATTTATATGATACTCTTATATCATATGGGTTTACAGATATAGAAGCTAGAGCAATTTTAGGTGTTGTTTCTAAAGAATCAGGATTTCAACCAAAAAATGAATTTGGATATGGAGGTACAAAATATAGTAGATTAATTACTATTTGGCCTTGGTTAGGTAAATTGTATCCTTTAAATAAAGCTTCTGAATTAGAAGCATTAGCTAGAGACAACAATAAATTTTATGATCTTATTTACGGTGTAGGTAAAAGAAACCCTAAAGGATTATATGGAAATACTTCACCTGGAGACGGATACAAATATAGAGGTAGAGGTTTTAATCAATTAACTTTTAAAGGAAGTTATGAGCAATATAATAAAGCATATGCTGCTCAAGGTTCTAAAGCTGGAAAAGTAGATATAGTAGCTAATCCTGATTTGTTAAATCAAGCAGAAAATGGAATATATAAAATAGCAGCTCATTTTACTGCTTTATATTTCTTAGCAAGTAGAAAATCTTTACCCCAACCCCAAACCCAAAATGCTGCTAATTTTACTTACGTAAGATTTAATGCTGGATTAAAAACTAATACTAAAGGAAATATATTTCAAGAAGGTTTAGGTAAAGTAAATTTCTTTGTTAATAATTTACCTGAAAAAATAGCATAAAGTATGTACTACCCAAAATCTCAAATAAAACCCAATCTATATACCAATGGTGGTGAATTTGCTTATGCTAGTAATAACCAAGAATACATTGGATACTATTTTAAAATATCTACAGGAAAATATTTTTCTGGAAGAAACCAAGACGATAAACCAAACGAAGAATTACTTTCCATAAATACAGATATTACTACCAATGAAACAGCACTTTCAATAGATTCAGCTGTTGTAGTAGTAGATCCACTATATAGTTATGTAACTAATACCCCCGTTCCTCCACCAACAGCAATCCCATCATTTAATCCTAATATCCCAACCCAACAAGATTACCAAAATGGGGAATTTAGAAGATATTTCTGTAAAAAAACAAATGAGGTTATTTATATTGAAATTAATCAAGATACTTTTGATAAACTTGTAGCTAAGGATTCACAAGTGCTATGGCAGTTATATCAACCATTTAACATAACTTGGCAATTAACAGGAGATAAACAACACGTAGCTAGAATAAATAAAAATAGTGTTGAATTGGTTTCATTTAGAAATAAGTTCCCAAGACTAGAAGAATATTTAAAATTTGATTACACAAAATATTACAATCAACTTGGAACTACAACCTCTGGTTCGTATATTAATGGAGTAAATCAAGGTTATGTTTTGGATAATAGAAACGGAAGAGGCAATAGAGTATTTGACTCACAAAACGATAGCGGAAGCATTCGTAGAGATAA